TGGTAAAACATTTACGCCCGAAGGCGCGGCGCGAAATGATATGACGGCGGCTGAACGGGCGAAAGATAGGATGGCTAAAGCAACGGGTAAAGATGTAGACCAGTTTGTCTACGACCCAAAGACTAATAAGGCAGTGCTTAAACGCAAAAGGTAAAATCATGGCTATAGATAAAGGATTGTACGAAGCTCCACAGGGGTTAGAGGCACTCGCCGCGCAAGAACCTGAGATTGAAATTGAGATCGAAGACCCAGAGTCCGTAAAGATTAAAGCGGGCGGTGTTGAAATTGAGATTGACCCAGACGCTGAATCAGGCGAAGACTTCTACGCCAACCTTGCTGAAGATATGGATGACCGTGATCTTCAGTCATTAGTATCTGAGCTTGCAGCCGATGTTAAGAACGATGCAAACTCTCGCACCGATTGGGAGCGGATGCTTAAAGATGGTATCCAGTTGTTGGGGTTAAAGTATGAAGAGCGCAGTGAACCTTGGTCTGGCGCTTGTGGCGTGTTTCATCCAATGATTACAGAAGCCGTTATTCGGTTTCAATCCGATACGATAATGGAGACGTTCCCTGCATCGGGGCCGGTTAAAACCAAGATTGTAGGTAAGATTACCCGCGATAAAGAGGAAGCCGCTGATCGTGTGTCTGAAGATTTGAACTGGCAGTTGACAGAGAACATGACTGAGTTTCGCCCAGAGCATGAGCGTATGTTGTGGAGCTTAGCAGGTGCGGGTTCAGCGTTTAAAAAAGTATATAAAGACTCTCAATTAGATAGGCAAACGTCTGTTTTTGTAGCTGCTGAAGATATTTTGCTACCTTATGGCACGTCTGAGCTGCTGACTTGCCCCCGCATTACGCATAGGATGCGTAAAAACAAGAATGAGATTGCATTACTACAATATTCTGGCTTTTGGCGTGACGTTGATTTGGGTGAACCGCCTAAATTTACGACTGAGATACAGAAAAAGAAAGATGAAGAGACAGGATTCTCTGCAAATAACGATGAGCGCTACATTATTAACGAGTGCGCAGTCGATTTAAACCTCCCGGGCTATGAAGATAAAGACAAAGATGGCGAACCTACGGGAATTGCGCTTCCATATATCGTAACTTATGACGATTCTACAAATATTGTGTTGTCAATACGCCGAAATTGGCGTGAAAATGACAAAAAACGTCTAAAACGACTGCATTATGTGCAGTATCAATACATTCCGGGCTTTGGGCCGTATGGTTTTGGGCTTTTTCATTTAATTGGCGGGCTTGCAAAAGCTGGAACGTCGATATTAAGGCAGTTAGTTGACGCTGGAACACTATCTAACCTTCCCGGCGGTTTAAAAACACGCGGTCTTCGCATTAAAGGCGACGATACTCCGATTGCTCCGGGCGAATGGCGCGATGTAGACATTGGTTCGGGGGCTTTGCGGGACAATATCTTACCCCTACCTTACAAAGAACCCTCTAATGTATTGGCTATATTACTAGACAAAATTATTGAAGAAGGTCGTCGCTTCTCCGCAACCGCAGATATGAAAGCTGCGGACATGTCTGCCAACGCACCCGTTGGAACTACGCTTGCCATATTAGAGCGTACGTTGAAAGTGATGTCAGCCGTGCAAGCGCGGGTTCACTTCTCGTTTAAGCAAGAGTTGCGGTTGATTGCGGAACTTGTGCGAGATGATGCGCCAAGTAATGAAGAGTATTCGTATGATGTAGATTCACCCCAAGGGCGTAAAGCTAAATACGATGACTACCGGCACGTTGAGATTATTCCAGTATCTGACCCTAACGCCGCAACAATGAGTCAAAGAGTTGTTCAGTATCAAGCAGTTATACAGTTGTCTCAATCAGCACCTCAGATATACGACCTACCAGAATTGCACAAACAGATGTTGCATGTGTTAGGTATTAAGAACATTGAGAAACTTATTCCTACAACTAACGATATTAAACCCACTGATCCGGTTCAAGAAAACCAGAACTTGTTAATTGCCAAACCTGTTAAAGCGTTTGCTTATCAAGATCATGAAGCTCATATCAAAGTGCATACAATGTTGATGCAAGACCCACGCTTAAAGCAGTTGATTGCCCAGAACCCACAAGCACAAGCAATTATGGGCGCGGCGCAATCACATCTTGCCGAACACGCGGGTTTCATGTATCGCAACAAGATGGCTGAATCGTTGGGTGTGCCGCTACCTACGTACGAAGATGGTATGCCTGAAGAAATGGAGACGCAACTGTCGCAACTATTAGCTGAAGCTGCGCCGCAAGTACTAGCACAAAGCCAAGCGTTTATGGCACAGCAGCAGGCGCAGCAGAACATGCAAGACCCGTTGATTCAGTTACAACAACAGGAAATGCAGTTGAAGATGCAGGAACTACAAGCCAGAACGCAGCAATCAATGCAAGAGTTGCAGTTGCAACAACAAGAACTTGAGCGTAAGAAAAACAAAGACACGTTAGACGCCGCAGCTAAAGCGGATGAGTTAAAGCTACGTGAAGCCGAGATTAACGCCCGTAGAGAAACAGAGGGCGCACGTATGGGTATTGAGATACAGAAACACAAAGCACAACTTGAAGCACAGCAACAAACCGAGGGTACACGGATAGGCGTGGACATTGCTAAACACAAAGCCGATTTGTATAACCAACGCCAAAGTAATCGTCAAAAAGAAACTTCCCAAACTAAGGAGCCTAAATAATGGTGGATGTATTTGACTTATTGAGACAGAAGTTTCGCACGGAAATGAACAATTACACCGATGATTTAGCTACGGGTAATTGCAGGAGTTTTGAAGAGTACCAAAAACTTTGCGGAGTGATTCAAGGTCTAGCTATCGCAGAGCGTCATGTTTTAGACCTTAGAGATAAATTGGAGAATGATCCAGATGATTGATGCAACCGTTGAACAAACGCCTGAAGAAGCAGTAGAAAAAGCAAAGCAGTTACCTACCCCTAGCGGATATAAACTTCTATGCGCTATACCTCTCATAGAAAATAAATACGACAGTGGGCTTATTAAAGCAGACATCACTGTGTCTCATGAAGAAATTCTGACCACTGTGCTTTTTGTTGTAAAAGTTGGCCCGGACGCATACCAAGATAAGACGAAGTTCCCTACTGGCCCATGGTGTAAAGAAGGGGATTTTGTATTAATACGTCCGCATACTGGAACTCGTTTAGACATTCACGGTAAAGAGTTTCGCATCATTAACGATGATTCTGTTGAGGGAGTTGTTGAAGACCCTCGCGGCATCAGACGCAAATAGGAGTAACACATGGACGACGAATATAAGTTTCCCGATGAACTTGAAAACAATTCCTCAGAAGTTGAAGCCAGCATTACTGACGAGGGTGATGTGGACATTGAGATTGTTGATGACACCCCAGAACAAGATCGCAACCGCAAGCCTTTAAAACGCGATGTTGACGATCCTTCGGACGATGAACTTAAACAGTATGGGGCTGGAGTTAGCAAAAGAATCAAAGAGTTAACCCACGCACGGCACGATGAACGTCGCGCCAAAGAATCCTTAGCACGGGAAAAAGAAGAGCTTGAACGCGTTGCTCAGCATTTATACAATGAGAATCAGCGTTTGCGCACAACTGTAAACCACGGCGAACAGGTTCTTGCAGGGTCTTTTAAGTCAGCCGCATCCGCTGAACTCGAAATGGCAAAGAAACAGTTTAAGGAGGCGCATGAAGCTTTTGACGCCGACGCCATCGTTGAAGCACAGCAAGCACTGACCAATGCCCAGATCAAGTTACAAAATGCTGAAAGATTTCAACCTTCTGCTTTACAAACGCAGCAACCTATGGTACAACCGCAGCAAGAAGCTCCTCAACCGGTTCGTCCAGATGATAAAACTCTGCGTTGGCAAGCACGAAACCAATGGTTTGGGAACAACGATGAAATGACGGCGGTAGCATACGCTGTGCATAGAGAGTTGGTAAATTCGGGTGTAGACCCGCGTGAAGATGAATATTTCGAGCAGTTAGACGCTCGCGTAAAAAAGCGCTTCCCTGAATTTTTTGGGGGTGAAGAGCGACGGAAATCTACTAGCGTAGTCGCACCCGTTACTCGATCCAAAGGTGCTATTAAGGTTAGATTAACCCCAACAGCATTGAGCCTTGCTAAAAAGTATGGCTTAACCCCTCAACAATACGCAGCAGAAGTTGCTAAACTGGAGAATCAAAATGGCTGAAAATCGACTCGCACGTGAGTTGCAAGCAAGAACTACTGAAGTACGTTCATCAGATTCTTGGATAGAACCCGATCTATTACCTCTTCCTGCGCCACAAGCTGGCAAACGGTTTAGGTGGATACGCGTAAGTATTATGGGTCAAGCTGATCCAATGAACATATCTAGACAACTTCGTGGCGGTTGGGAACCCGTAAAAGGTGCCGATCACCCTGAAATGATGGTCTACTCCGAACCCACTGGTCGTTTTAAAGACAACATTGAGAACGGAGGCCTACTGTTATGCGTAATGCCTGAAGCTAAAGCAAAATCTCGTGAAGAGCAACAGAACTTTAAATCTAAGGCACAAGTTGAAGCAGTGGACAATAGCTTTATGAAAACCAATGATCCGCGGATGCCGCTGTTTAATGAGCGAAAATCTACAACGACATTTGGTTCTGGTATTAAATAACTTTTTTAATTTTAGGAGTATTAATAATGGCTTATCCTACTGTCAGTGCACCTTATGGGCTACGTCCCATAAACCTGATTGGTGGTCAAGTCTTTGCAGGTTCAACCCGCCAAATGTTTATTGCTAGCGGCGAAGGCACTTCCATATTTTATG